GCTTAAAAGCTTGGGAAAGAAAGCCTGCCCCAATACCTGCCCAAGCTCTTCTTCATCTGAAAGCCTGGACGCGGCTTCAGCATCCTGCACCTGATCTGCTAAAGTGCTGACCACAGAGGATAAGCCAAGAAGCTTGTCAAATGTAGTACTGGCATTGATTTTTCCGTCCTTTGCATCTGAAGCCACATAACAAAGTTCACTTGCCACATGCTCCAATGCGTTTTGAATACCATTCAGCCGCCTGGGTAATTGCCTCTTGTCCATACTTGCCTCCATTATGTTTGCACCCGGCCCGGTATTGGGCTTGGGTTATTTGGCTTGCTCTTCCTCGTATTCCCTAATCATCAACACTGACTTGGGTTGCTGATTCTCTGGGCCACAGCTTTGAGCCTTTACTGTCCTGGTTTCAGCATGGCCAGTAGACATTGATCTGGCCCTGATCACCTTACCCTTGGGGTTCTTGCTGTACTTCTGAAAAACGCTATTCATCATCTTCCCCTGTCAGGTATTGCTCTATCTCATCAACCGTTGCACCAATTCCGGTTTCTCCGTAACTCTGAGGAAAAACCAAAGAATCCAATCTCAAATCAACCAAGTAAAATGTTCCATAATCAATAGCCCTAGGGTCATGCCGCTTGATCTTGTGCAACTTAAAACCTTGTCGCTCAGCCATGCGCCTAAGTCTATTTTCCCTAATCTTTTCTTTAGTCACTCCTGTAACCTCCGTTTATGCCATTGTCTATGCCCTGAATTATACTCATTGCTATGCTGATGTCAATACTCAAAGCAAACTTTTTTCAAATTCATAAAAAATGCCCGGATATTCAATATATCCAGGCATTTATAAAAGCCTCAAATTTGCATTATTTTGGTTTGCCCCTACCTGTACCCCTCGGGACATAGAAAAAAGCCAAAATACGGCCACTGTGAAGGCCATTTTCTTAAGCTGTGTGGTCAAATATTATTACATGGCTATTTCCCACAACACCGCTTATATTTCTTCCCACTCCCGCAAGGGCAAAGCGCGTTCCGGCCCACCTTTCCAGGGCCATTTCCGGATGTCTGGACCTTCCCCTGGGGGTTGCCCTGGGCCTCGGCCTTGCCATCAAAATATGGCCTGTCACGACCTTAACCAATCCGAATTGGGCAGGGCATGGAGTGCTTGTTTGAGATGGTCCTCGAAATTCGCCACAGCAAGATCAATCCAGCCTGCAGGGGCCTGGGAGCTGTGCCCATCATTAAGCACTGATATATATTCTACGTTATTTGTGACGTAATATATGGCCGCATGACTTGGAGGGGTTGCCTGGTCCTGGGTCACGTCATAGCTATTCTGGCCTTCAGGTGGAACGTAATCGCTCGGGCTACTACCTGAGACAATCCACCCGGCCCGGCTGCGACCAGTCTCCACCGGGTTGTTGTCTACCAGGTCGGCCCATAGGTCGATGATTGCTTTTCGGATAGCCAGATCAACCATGTCCTCCAGTTGTCTGCCTATTTGCTTCATCTCAGCATTGAACTGCTCCACACCCTGAACTTCCATCTGGATCAAGCTACCGGATTGTCCACCACTAGGCACTGCCGATGAATAGGCAGAAGCACCATAGATACCGCCGCGTAATCCTCCAGCATAGACATTTGCCACGGCTGAAATGCTCTGAAAGGTAACTGTGGCAATCACTCGGGCTATTGCGAAGGTTGTGAAAAGAGCCATTCCGGTACTCCTGATATTGATTTCTCCAATAGCTCTTGGCCGCCTGGCACTTCCCGGATCACAGCAAAGATTTCACCTATCTTGTAAGCAATGGTGTCCAACTGCTCCCTGGTTAGATTCTCCTGAAGGAAGATTGCTATCTCGTTTTCCATCTCATTGTCTGGTCTGCTGTCCTGCTCCATTGCGTAGCTCCTGGACGTTAAAAAATTCCTGCCAGGCTGAGCCACAACTTGATCCCGGCTTACCCACAAGATCCTCGTCTTTGTCACTGTCGGGGATAGCCACCCAAGGACCGGGGATTGTGGATAGGGTCTTGCTGGTCTTACCTGTTTCAACGTGGTGAAAGCCATCATGCCGGATCAAGATAATCCATTGCCTGAACAGCTTTATAAGTTCATCTCTTGCACACATAATTTTCCCGGCCCGCCCTGCCGTAGCAACATTTGACCACAGTCAGAGCGGGCCATGATCCAGGCGGCTTTCCGGCCGAACATGCGTACCAGGAAGAGGCACTCTGGCTGCTACGCGCAATACCCAGCCGGGAGCCTACCGGCCACCCAGAGACGGATCTTTCAGAGGTCCACCATTCGGGGTCTGCTTGGCAGAACCATTGATCTTGTTCACCTGCTTAGGTTTTGGCCTGTGGGCAGAGATGAAACTCGGTTTTGGTTGTCGCTTGCTGCCTTTGATAATTGCGTTTTTCATGCTGCATTCCCTCCTTGCCAAGCTGTTATACTACGCAAATGCTGATTGAACATTCTCAGGTTGTGCTCATGGGCCTGCTTGATATTATCCAAGGCTGAAAGCTTCTTACTGAAGCTCGGGAACTCATTTTCCACCCGCTGTCTCTTGACCTGCTTTACGGTATCCTTGGGGACCATTCGCAATGCAGGATGAGCATTTTCCACTGCTCGCATCAGCTCATTATCTCCATCTTTTGCCGCTTGCTGATACAGGGCCAGCCGTTGCCCGTGCTCCATCTGCATTAGGTGCTGCCTGAGTTCAAACTGTCTCAGCGCATCAATAAAGCGTTCCTGTGGATCTTGCGGACCGGCCACCTTTGAGCTGTCCACAGCTTTTTCAAGTTTGGCTTGCAGTTCACCGTGGGCATCATCCAGCTGCTCAATGAGCTTCTTGGCCTCGGCTGTCTGTTCTTTTTCCCATTCTTCTCTGAGCTGTTGCAAACGGACCTGCTTTCCATATGGGTTCAGGTGCTTGTCATTTTTGATCTGCTCAGTTTGCTTGCGTAGCTCCTTCAAGGATTCATTCAGCTTCTGAGCCAGCTTCCCTTGCTGCTCCAGCCAAGGGCCTGTGCCCTCGTACTGCTCATCCCATGTGTGGGGATCTCCTTCCGGCCTGCCTACAAGTCCTGTCGTGGTGTCGATTACTCGTTCATCAAGGGTCATGTCATTTTCTCCTTAAATACTAACCTGTTGAATTTAATCACCCCATTGGGGAGAAGGGCCGGATCTCGGGCTTCTCATACGTCAATGCATATCGGCAGGCATCCGCTGCATGGTCGGCCTGCCGCGTGTCCAGGTCCTCCACCCGCTTTGGATCTCGGGCCAGGCCTGGTACTGATTGCCAGAAGTATTCACAGTTCCGGCTTATATACAGACCGGGAACGTCCGGCTTGCCAGCATCTGCCAGCATACGCCGCATCTTTGCCCACCCTGAAACGCGGTCCCCCTTCTTGGCCGGTTTGAGGTGGACTTTGTACCTCTTAAACTCGTCTGCAATGCTCCCGGCTCCATGACCGTGCTGACTGAACATTGCATCATCTCCTACACCTGAGGGCTTCACCCCCCACTTGTTGCACAGCTCTATAATGGCTTCCGCAAGCTGTGGAATCGTCCAGCCAAGCCCTTCACTTAACTGACCGGGAATGTTCGTTGCCAATTCGTCCACAAGAATCAAACTGTCCCTTGGGTAGAAACGTCCGTCTGGTCCTTCTGCGCCGGGTGAGCGGGCCACAATGTAGACAACTGCCGGGGCTGAGCTTCCGTAGTCCATTGCAATGTAAGTCTCCCAAGCGTTGCGGGGTTTGGTGGGTTGCCCGAAGATATATTCATATGCTTCTGAACCGTAGTGCATTTCCAACTTGACCGGCAATTTTCCCCAAGGTGCTGTTGCGTTTCGGTCCATGTCCAAGACCTGACCAAAAAACGCGCCTCGGGCAATATCCCACCGGCCTTCAAGCCAAGCCTGCAAAAGTTCGGGGTCATAAGGACAAGAACTTTTCAAGGCTTGCTCATATTCGTCTTGATCTATAAAGCAGTTGTCCCGATATGTAAGTGGGCAGTAAATCCATTCTTTGCCGCTGTGCTTCTCGTGAAATGCCTGCCAAGGGACCATGCCTTTCACAAAGACATATCTTTGACTCAGCCAAGCATGGCCCACACCACCGGGGTTTGCTGCAATGACCATCCTCAGGGGCTGATCCTTCTTGCCGCGCAAGTTTGATCTCAAGAGGTCAATAAATTGTGGATCTTGAAATTGACCGGCTTCATCCACCATGATCAAGTTGAATGAGCGGCCCTGGTACTTTTGGTAATCTCTCGGGCCTTCCATCTGCCCAAGTTCCATGTATCCACCATGCGGGAATCTCCAGAAGCGTTCACTTGCATTGTACCTTGCAAACTTTTTATATACCGTGCCGTAAAGATCCAAGGTCAACTGCTCAAAGTCTGCAAGTCCCCGGTAGGTCTGTCGTATGTAAAGTATTCGCGCATCTTTCTTGTATTGTGCAGCATGTCTTAAGGCCAGGATTGCCATTGTGTAAGACTTCCCGCCGCCTCTGCCACCACCAAGAAACAAGTCACAGTGTTCAGGGGCTCGAAGTATCCGCTCTTGCGCCGGGGACATTTCAATGGATTGTTCTTCTTGACTCATTTCTTTTTGTCCTTCTTGGCCGGTTCGACTGCTTTCTTAAGAATCTCAGCTTCATACGTCTGTGCATCCAGTGCACCGGGCAATGCAAAGTTGATCTGCACCTGTGGGGCATCTTGGTTCTGCAAAGCATTTTCATTGTATCCATGCCTGCTTTTCAAAAGAAAGATTGCACAGGTCACCGCTTCCTTGCCGGTTCCGTTTATCGCGGTATCCAATAACTTACCCACAAGTAGATCATGCTCATGCGCCCGGCCATTTTTCAAAGCCTCTTCCAGCTCGGGGTTTTCTTCGCGCCATCTTGCAAGCACATGGTCTGAGCATCCCAAGGCTTTTGCGATGGACAAAATAGAAGCACCGCGCGCGGACATCTCTTCAATGACCGTTGCTGCATTTTCAGGTGGATGTTTTTTGTGACTCATTGCCGCACCTCGCGTACGCATTGGGATTTTCTGCTCAGCCATTCGGCCAGCATTTCTGTGTCCATTGCCCACTTGAGGCCAAGCCGCATCAGGGGCAAGCCCTCTTGCTGATACAGCTTTTTCACAGTAGGCCAAGACAAGCCCATGCGCTCTGCAATTTGCTCCCGTCCGGTAATTATCATCATTTTTTGCCCCTCATTTTGAGTTCTCCTTAGAATTACCTTAGAATTTACGCCTTTTGCCATCCGGTTATGTATCCTTGTTCCGTATGTGCAATGCAATTTTGCCATGCCTGGACTTGCTGCTCAGGTTCGAGCTTGGTTAGTGGACGGGCTTGGGATTCGGTTTGGGGCAATGAGTCTGTACATTTGTACAGATTGCTCATTACACTTGATGAGGCGATCATCTTGTAAGCGTAATTCCACCCCAGATCCCACCGATCCCGGCAGTAGTCCTCGAACGTCTTGTGGGTTTCGCCAATTGGCGAAAAAGCCGATCCCGAAGGACCGGCCCTGTGCTTACATTCGCCTGGACGCTATGAAGTCCATAGCATCTTGCCACTTAATCCTTTTGCCCTTGGATCTTCCAAACTGGTACGCCTGAAGTTTCCCCTCATCAATCAAGATACGCACGTAACGCGGACTGAGAGCGCATATTTCTGCCATTTTTTCAATCGTGATCATCTGGTCCGGGTTCATGCTGTACCCTCCTTTATTGCCCGCTCACGCGGTTTTGAAGGCTTGCCCACCATGCCAAGAGCAAAGCGTCTGCCCGCCCGTGATCTTTCTTCTTGCTCAGCTCAGCATCTGGAAATAACCGTCTAGCCACAGCTAGGGACCGGGCTTTTGGGTCTGCACCGTCTGACTTGCGGACAAGTCCTTTCTGCCATTCTGTGGGCCTGGGCATCAGGTAGGGTAGGCCAAGTGCTGCAAGGATTCCCTGCCATGCTCCGAAGTTCGCCCCAAACTTGAATGTGCTGGCCACCCCTTGCTTGGGCATAGCGTGTACGCTTTCCAGGGCCACAAGCTGGATCTGATAGCCGATGCACCAGTCCCTTATGATCTCAGCCGCTGCGCTGGGGTCCCCTGGCCAGTCATTGACCTGGGGAAGATCATCAGCCGGGAGAAGAGCCACAGCCCCTGTCTGTCCGGGGTCAATTCCAAGAGTCGCCCTCATACAGCCACCTCCTGCAAAGCCCGCGCACGGCTTTTGGATTGCGCCTTGAGCACTCCCACGCGCCGGTCAACGTAGTCGTACACAACTGGCCGTTTGCCATCCTGTGGTCTGAGTATCCGGCCTACCACTTGGAGCACCCGGCCCTTGAATTTTATCGGGGTTGCCAGGAAGAGGCTGGACAGTCCACTGCAATCAAACCCCTCTCCCAGTAGCTGCACGGTGCTGATCAAAACGTCTGTCTCGCCTGCCTGTACCGCGTTTACAATGGCCTCTCGCGCGGCCTTAGAGCACTGCCCGGTCAATACTTGGATCCTGGGTCCCGCTGCGCGTATAAGCTCTTCTAAGGCCTCACAGTGAGCCACCCGATCACTGACCACCAGTGCAGTCCCGGCCCTGGATCTCACCTGCCTGATCACGTCAGCTGCAATCTGCCGGTTGCGGTCCTGGTCCTGGGTCAAGTTGCTGATCATGCGGGTATAGTCGTCATTGTAATTATATCGGAAAGCTGTCTCGCGCCGAATGATCTCAGGGGACATAACCGCGCCGGTTACCCGGAGTAGGTCTTTGTCCACACTGTGCACCCGGTCCCCCAAGGTAATGTATATGAGCTTGGTCAGCCCATCCCGCCGGTACGGTGTCGCAGTCAGGCCCAGCATGTACTTGGAGTCGAAGGCCTGCACAGCTTCAGTAAACATTGTCGCCGGGGTCCTGTGGGCCTCATCCACCACGATATGACCGAAATGCTCTGGCAGACTGTCCAGGTGTTTCTTGACCGTGTTCACAATGCCCACAGTCACAGGCTGGACATCATACTTACCATCCCCGATTAGCCCGGGCTCGACTCCAAGAAAGGATCTGATACGGTCTGCCCATTGG